AAGACATTTCCACCGCCCTTTTAATGTCATAGTAGATAGGGGCGGCACTCGTTGCGCTCTGTACCAAGTTAGCTTGTACGTTACCAACCAACTCATCACCACGCAAAAAGCCCTGTGCCGCAGGGTTTGTACCAACCAACCGATATGCCGTTTGTTCTATAAGTCCAACGTACTGAATAAGGTACTGCAACGAACTCGATAGCCCCAAGTCAATAGCCTGTTGCATACCACGCTCATCACTCAACATACCCTTATCCTCTGTCCACTCCCGAACAATCAAGCCCTTATGTCTTGCATGGAATAGCCACTTTTCATTCGACCATCCCGAAGGTTTGTTGTGCATCCATAGTTCAATAGCCTTGCCACCCGCTTGTGCCAACAGCCTCTCTATATGAAACCACCCAATACTGTACTCTATCTGCAAAGGAGCAAGGATAGTCATTAGTGCCAACATAGGGTTTTTCTGTACACCGTACAACTGTAAAGGCACTCTACCATATCCGTACCTCTCACTCCTAAATTGGTCTTTCACCCTGCTATGCTTCAATAACATTTGATGCCCTACCATTGTCGCTTCACGCAAATCATAGAACGGAACTTTCTCTAATTCGTCTTTTTTCTTTTTGCTTAAGTCCACATAATCTTCTTCCGTAATTTTTTTGTAGAAGTAAGAGTCATCGTCAAATTTGTTCTTGCTTTTCTTGATGTACATATGGCTCAAACTACGCCACTCCATTTCCACTACCAATACCTTAGCATCTTCCTGACCGATATTGCGGTAGAAGTAGTCTATACCAAAGCCGTCATACCAATTTGAGTTCTGTACATACAACGAATTGAACTCCGAAGCCGTCATGTTTTGTAGCTTCTCTAATTCATCGACTTGCTTGTCGGTCAACTGATAGCTGTCTAATATCGAGGGAATAGATAGCCAACGCATTGTAAGCCAACCGTCACCCCACCTCACATCATCATCATCGCTTTTCATCATTACAAAAGCATCCTGTGGCATTACTCTTTCAGGTATAGGGTCGTTGTTTACTCGCCTATTAATACCCAAAAATCCACCTGTAATTAGGTAACTCTCTAATCCCTTTTTCACAAACTCCTTAAAATCGTAATTGGTCATTAGGTAGTTAATACCATTGAGCATAAAATCTTCCGCAGCTTCACGTATCTTCATCTGCTCCAATTTCTTTAAGTCATCGGGCAACCCCAATGACCGTTCCTCAACAGGTATCTGTATGCCTAATTGCTTCTCTATATCCACAATGGCTTTCTTAGCGATTTTCTCCGCCATGATAGCCGCCTTTCTCTCTTGCTTTGATAATACCGCTTCTCTATTTATTATCTCTACGCTGACATTTATCTTTTGGGAAACATATTCGCCTATCCTTTGCTGTATCAGCGGAAATGCTAACTGGTAGTTCCTAAAGATTGCCTGTACCGTAAGTGTAGGGTCTGCGTTCCCTTCGGGGTACATTAGGTAGTTGAACTCATCCTCGCCTATATCGCCTTGATACACACGCCAGTTTCTGTTCATTAAATCCCTCTGTGCTATTGCCGATGGGCTTTGGTATAGTGATAGTCCGTAGTAGATGTTTTTCCTGTACCACTCTTCGTTCTTTTGGCTTTCAGGAATGTTCTGCTTCGGTTTCGTGATGTTTAGTGAATTTGCCATTATCTGTCTTTGACTGTTGTTTGACTCTGTTTACCGTAAAAGAAATGGTCATCGGAAACACAAACCAATTTGCCGTTGCGCCTAACATATTGCGCTCCAAACGGTCTTTGTATTTCGTCACCATGCTTATCTTCCTTAGCAACCCTTCTTTTTGCATTTAGGTCGCTATCATACAAAAGGCAATAACCAAAGGCTATCGCTATATCCGTGTTTGCCGCACCCCACTTCCGCAAGTCTTGCAGCAACCGCAAAAATAATATACTTTCGGGATGTGCCTTCAAATACGTGTCGAGATGGTTAGATAAATTCACTTTTACCCCTTCCGTTGGTGAAATACCGTACCTATTCTTCTGATTTGTCCTTGCACTCACCTCGTTTGTGGGAATAGGTGCTAACACTTTATAGTCCGCTGACCACTCCTTGAACTTGGCAAATAGCTGTGTATCGGTATCTTCCACCAATAGCTTACAGTCGTAGTACCTCGCTATTTTGTACAGGTTGTTGTAGAATACATCCTTATCCTGAAACCTCTTACCCACCTCAAACACCGTTGCTGTGGGTCGGTCTACGTATTCCAAAACAGGCATCTCACACTCTTCCGATATGCCTATAAACCGCTTATAGATGATACAAGCCCCCATACTATCTGTTTCTACCGTTTCTACTTTGTTGTAGGGGTCAACGCCTCCAACGTACAAGTTACTGTACTTTACATTGCTGTCTAAGTGCTTAGGGTGTTGGTAGATAAGCATCGTCCCTTTTGGGTTGGGATGCCACTCTACTTCTCCGCCAAAGTTGCGCACCCACTTTAGGTCGCCACGCTCTAAAAGTCCGTGTTCCTTTGTTCGGGCATTAAAACGCTTATCGGCTTTAATGTTTTTTATTTGGTCGTTTATTATCCCCAACGGTAATATACCACCACTCTTGCGCATCCAAAAGTGTTCGGGTTCTGATGGGTACTCCTGCTGACGCTGTGCTAATGCCAACTTATCGTTCTCAACAGGCTTATACATCTTTTCGTCTATCCACTTCTGCGCACCCTCTTCATCGCTTTTACCTGTCTTGTAGTCTATAAATCCGTGTAACGCTTTTCGGGCATATACCTCAAACTTGATTAGGTTTAGGTCGTCTGCCATGTCGTACATCTTCTCGTAGTCGTTATCCTTGCTGTCAAACGATTTTGCCGTACCACCGTATATCATTGTTCCAAACTGTGTATCTCCACGCATGAAGGTCGCCAAGTTCTTGTTGTGGATGGTAAGGAGTTTGTTAATAAGACCGCACTCATCGTAGAACGCCCACGATAAACGCAAGGAGTTAAAGCCGTCTATGATTTTGTTGAAGTTGGGTCTAAAGTGTATTACCGAGCGTATGCCACTTTCCTTTTCAGGCATCCGTTCCCCTGATGGCAACACCTCTTGTGAAGAAATACCGAACTTCCAATAGTCCTCGTTTTTCCGTATCGTACCGCCCATTAACTCTAATGGCAAGCGGTTGTACATTTCGTTAAGAACCAATTTGTCCTTTTCCATGTACTTGGGAATAGCCGTGCCTACCCCTACTTCCGAACCCTCGTAGAACACTACTTCATGCAATATGGCTTGCCCCAAACAATCATAGGTAATACCCTTTTCACGAGCCTTTGGTAGTATAATCCCCTTGTGTTCCCTCTTTGCTCGTTCAAATACTTCTGATAATTCATGGTCTAAATCACGGTAATAGGGGTGTGATATTTCCTCCCTCACACCATCTGACATCTTTATCTTACAGAAGTTTAGGTAAAAGTAGTATCTCCCCGCAATGCGCTCATAACCATCGGGCTTGTATCCATACAGACACCGATTGTACTGTTCATCCCACCATTGCCAATACTCGCTTGCAGGGTCATCTGACCGCTGAAAGTTAGGTATGCCGTTGTAGATTACAGGTTGATATGCCTTATGAACGTGCTTCATTCTTTGTTCTCTGTAACCATGTGTAGTAGTGGTTTTCTACCTTGTTACCCCTGTTTTTGCTTTCCTGTGTTATGCGTTTCAGCACCTTGTCCTGCAACCTGTCTATCTCTTTTTCCGCCCTCTGTTGCATTTCTGTAGCCTTGATAATGCGCTCTACATCTTTTTTATCATCCCCCATTGAGTGAATGATATTTAGTTCTCGAGTGAATACGTCCAAAATGTTACGCTGTGAGTTAAGCTGTTCTACCAAATGGTCATACTGTATTTCGTTGTACAGCATAACAGCCAAGTCTATATCCGATTTTGTAACAATATCTTCCCCTGTCTTTGTCTTTAGCATTGTCTTTGCTAAGTCCTTACGCCTGTCTATGGGTTGAGAGTATAAGGGGGAGTTGTAGTCTGTTATCCACGCTACATAGGTCATTTCCATTTGTGACAGCTTTTTAAACTGTGGATACCATGCCGTTCTTTCATCATCTACCAACCCATCATCGGTTGTTTCAAACAGTAAAGGTCTTTTTATAGCTTCCATTTTATTTTTTACATACTTTCATAATACGTTAAAGCCGCAGTTACGTCTGCTGACGAACCCGATGTTAATCTTGCTGTAATTGAAAAAGCAAAAGATGGGAATATCCGTATTTCTAAATCGTCCAGATTAATTAGTTTTTCAATTCTTAATGCGCTTGCAATCAATAAAGCACCACCTGTTATTGTGTTTGCGGTAACATCAATATCAGAAACAAGGTTAGTTCCAACTTCTGTAAAATCTGTGTCGCCCGATGGCGTTCCATTAACCACTACCCTAATTTCTATACTTTTTGAAGAGTCTGTAGACAAAGACAATATGATAGGGATAATTTCACCTTGATTTACAAACGAGTTGTAAGTGTTTCTGTTTCTTATAGTTAAAATATTTGTAAATCCACCAGTTCCCACTGATTGCGTGTTTTCTACTGCTCTTGGATTTTTTGTTTTGGTTAATGTTCCATCTACAAACGCAGCCATAGATGCAGAATATACAGATAAATCAGTTGTGCTACCAACGGACTCTGCATATAATCCTAATTTAAAAGAAGGATTTAATAAACTTGGTGTTGTATTTTGATTTGTGTATTTGATAATATGAACATTTTGAAAACGACCTGTATCGGGGTTTTCTAACCAAAAGAATATGTTCCCAAAACCTAAATACTTATAAGTTATTTGTGCCACATTGCCCTTTGTGGGGTCAAATGGTGTACTCCAATCGCTTAAATTATTTACATTCCACTCAGATTGCACTATGTGAGTGCTTGTTTTTGTAATTCCTGCTTTATTTTGAGTTATTGTTCATGTTGCGGTGGCATGAGAAAAACTATATGTACCCGATTTTGCACCATCGGTTAATGCAGAAATAATAACAGTATCGTCTAATTGCTCGGCTTTCCATACAGATTGATTGTTTTCCAACCAATCAGCCACCTCGTATGCGTTATGCTCTACTGTCCCCGATGTTAACGGAATTGTATAAACAACACTGTTTAATGTAAGCGTAAGGTCTGTTGAACCACTTGATGCACCTGTTATAGTAATTGTTCTGACTTCGGCAAAACCATTTTTTCTATACCAAATACCAAAATCAAGTCCATTGTAACCAAAGGATAGTTCATCCGATATACTCATCAAACCCACCGCTTGCCAAGAATCAGCAACGGCAGAATCAAAGCGCATAGTAAACCTTGCTCTACCGCCTTGACCTGCATTATAACTTATTGCCCTAAGCGATTGTATTTTAGCGTATCCAAAAACGGTTGTTCCTGTTGTAACCTTAAACATTCTATTATCTACGCCAGTTGTTCCTGATGCAGATGTGTATTCAATAAAATTAGAAGGAATAACATTATAAACAGGTGCGGTTTGAATAAATGTAGTTGATTGTGCTACAAGTTGCTCTCCAAATGAAGATGTTACGATTGGCGTTTCTTCTTCTGGCGGAGGCTTATTCATTATGCCGCCTACGTCTGTTAAAAATTTAATTACAGACGCTACATCTCCTGTATTGTATTCCGAGTTGCTAAGTTCTGTTAAATCTATGTTTTGACTTTTTAAGCCATCCCTTAGCTTTATTTCAAATTTAGTATCCCCTAAAGAATTTATTAGAATTATGTCGCTACCGTTTATTAGCTGATAACCCTTATTGGACTGATTATTAACTGATAACCTTAATGTTCTTGTTTCTTGGTCTATTGTTACTAATTTGTTTTTTGCCATATTCTTCCTTTAACTTTGCCAAAGACCTCAAAAATATTGATTATTTATCCAAAAGGCTTGTTTTTGAGTTTGAGTTTGGTATATTTGCACGAACCAAACGATATAATTAGCACTGTTGTAAATTATTACTACATTTGCTGAAATGATATTCCCACTATCAAACAAATTATTTACTTTGCCCTTAACAGGGAGGCGAGTGGGACGCTGAACTGTTAGGGGCTTTTTAATTGTAGCCATGAATACATACGTAATCAAATCATCCCTAACAAAAGATTTTTCAATAATCCCAAATTCGATAAGCAGAGATAAGGGTATTAGCCTTGTAGCAAAGGGATTGCTTTTATATCTGTTATCAAACGCAGAGAGTTGGAAAGTGTATAAAACGACCATCCACACGATAATCAACGAAAAAAAGGGGACTGTTGATAGGGCGTTTAAAGAACTGCAAAATGCTAAGTACATTCATTCTGTTAAAACTAAAAACGATAACAATCAGTTTTCGGGTTGGACGCATTATATCTACGATACCCCTACTGAAAAACACCCCCTATGTGAAGATTTCCCGACTTCGGAAATTTCCGACATCGGCAAAATCAAGCACAAAAGAAGAATAAATAAACCTATACTTAAATTAGAAAGAAGAAACAATAATAAAATATTGTTCGAAAATTCTGAAAATGACAAATTAGCACAACATGACAACATTGAGGATACAGCATCAACCTCTGCAATGGTGTTAGTAGACAATATAGATTATGCCCCGCCCGATTTTTCCGAATTTTGGCAAGCCTATCCTCGCAAGACGCAAAAGGTTGTAGCTGAAAAAGCATGGAACAAATTAAAAGATGAAGAAAAGTTTGTAGCTTTGGAAAAGATTAACGACTTTTGCAAGGGTAAGGAAATGCAATTCATAGCACACCCAAGCACGTACATAAACCAAAAGCGGTGGGAAGATGAAGTTGTCGAACCTACAAAGAAAGTTGAACAGACAAGTGTTAGTAAACAGTACGTACCTGAAAGAGATGATTGGGTTTGAAAAATAAGATTATGGCGACAGTAACGATATTTGAGAGTATGTACTCCAAAGAGCCAAAATACATAACCGTAGAAAAGGCTCTGAAAAGGATAAAGGATTGTAAGCAGTCCGAAAAGACAAATGCCATACGCAATGCCATAGACAAAAAAAAGCGTGAACTCCTAAAGCAAGAATTGCCGATAGTCCTGTGGTCGGGTAAGTTTTCTGCCGAAAGAACAGACGCAAGCATTGTCGAACACAGTGGCTTTTTAGTATTAGACTTTGACAACATCGGCACAGGTGATGAACTTAGGGATTACCAAACAGAGCTAATTTCCAAAGACTTCATCTACTCCTGTTGGGTATCGCCATCGGGGAACGGTCTAAAGGCACTTGTCAGAATTGCACAGCCTAAGATGCACCGAGCGCACTTTGAAGCACTACGAGAAGAAATGCCCGAAATAGACAAATCGGGAATTAACGAAAGCCGTATATGCTTTGAAAGTTGTGACCCCGATATTTACATAAACCCCAAAGCTGTTGTTTACACCAAAACAACCAAATTTGAGAGGATTGAGCAATTTGACGTTTTAAGCGAGTATGAGAGCATTTTTACCAATTTGCTTACTTGGTTAGCCAACAAGGGAGATAGTTTCGTAGAGGGCGAAAGAAACCTATTTTTGTACAAGTTAGCATCGGCTTGCTGTCGCTTTGGTATTCCACAGGACGTAACAGAGGGTTTATTCCTAAATCGTTTTGATGTTAGGGGTACGGATTTTACAAAAGGGGAAACCAACCGAACCATAAAGTCCGCCTACAAATTCAACCAACTTGGCACAGCGGTATTTGAGAGGGAAACGCTGATTGATAAGATTACACGAAAAGAGGTAGAGGTTGATGCTTCTATCTACGATGAAAATGTAAGACCAAGAGATGTTGTTTACGGTCTTGACGTGAAGGGAGATGCTATAAAAATCTACAACAAAGGGTATGGTTTTGTACATGGCGTAGGTATTGAAGTGCTTGATAGTCATTTCAAAATGAAGCGAGGAGAAGTTACGTTACTCGGTGGAATTGGTAACTATGGCAAGAGTCAAATGATGAAATGGTACAAATTGCTACACAGCATAAAGTACGGTTCTAAGTTTGCCATATTTGCCCCCGAAGATAACCCTGCACAAGAGTTTTACCACGACCTTACAGAAATATACTTGGGGTGTGACTGTACGCCTAATAACCCGAATAGACCGCCACAAAAGGTGTATGAGATGGCTTATGATTTTGTATCGAGTAGGTTCTTTTACATCTACCCTGAATCACTAAGCCCGACCCCTGCGTATGTGAAAGAACGGTTCTTGGAACTGATAATCAAAGAGGGTATAGATGGCTGTATCATTGACCCTTTCAACCAAATGACAAACGACTATGCAACATTTGGTGGTCGCTCCGACCAATATTTAGAGGGGGTATTGGGAGATTTTGATAGATTTGCGGTATCTAATAATGTTTACTTTTGGATTGTGGCACACCCGAACAAAATGCACGAAGATAGTAGCGGAAATTATCCATGCCCCAATGTGTTTAATATGGCAGGTGGTGCTATGTGGAATAACAAGATGTACAATATCCTAATGTACCACAGACCCAATCATCAATCAGACCCTATGTCAACGGCTTGCGAATTGCACACTAAGAAGATAAAAAGACAGAAGATAGTTGGGAAAAAGGGTACTGTGTCTTTTGAGTATTACAGAAGCAAAAGAAGATATGTCTTTGACGGAGTAGACCCTTATGTAGAAGCGTTTAAGAATTTTTAACAGCAAAACAACAAACAAAAACATGGAGCAATTCACTTATGAAAGAAACGGTGTAGAGTACACTTTCAACTTTAACCCCGAACTATATGGCTATCCGTATGTAGTGTGTCAGTGTACCAATGTAAAGTTCCGCAGAACGACAGACGACAGCATGATAGAACTGTGGTTCAACAAAAACGGTGAGAATATGACACTTAACTTCTACGAAGCAGAGGGTGGAGAATATAAGCGTAAAAACCAAGTAAAGGAACTATTCCCCGAAAATCATATATCTTTGGGTTCTATCTTAGACAAATACAACGCTAATTACGCATGAGCAAACCACTAACCCACTTAGTCATACATTGTACCGCTACCCCCGAAGGTAGGGAGGTAACATCAGACGAAATAAGACGCTGGCATACATCACCACCACCCAAAGGTAGAGGATGGAAACAGGTAGGATATTCCGATATTATACACTTAGACGGAAAGGTTGAAAATTTAGTGCCTTACAATGACAATGATATTGTTGATGTTTGGGAAATAACCAACGGAGCAAGCGGAATAAACAGTATCAGTAGGCACGTT